AACTTTTTTCTTCGTAGTTAGCTCCAAGTCGTAAACAATCTCTAATTGCTTCTTTGTCAAAAAAAGGCATATTTCTTAACTGCCTTAATTGACTACGATTCATTTTGTGTCTATGTATTACATATTCACATTCTTCTATGTTAGTTGCTGCAGGGTCTGGATAAAAATCCCAACAGCTTACAAATTCAATTCTAGGTACTCTAACTTCTAAAGGATTAAATTTTCTTATTCCTTCTTCACTATATGTCCATCTATTTAAAGTTTTATTAAAATTAAATGGACCTTTAACAATTCCTGTACCAAGTAATGCAGATTCTAATAGTGCATTTCTTATTTCTGAAGAACCATTAGATTCTTCTATTTGGTCATGGATTAACTTTTCCATTCTTCTCGCAGCTCTTTGTGCTGGAGATATTTCCATAATAGATGGGTCAGGTGTTAAACCTTCTTTTAAAATACCAGCTTCATTTGCTAATTCTTCTATACTTTTTTCAAACATACCAGTACCAAGAGTAGCACCGGGTTTTAAAGTCTTACCATCTCCTTCATAACCATAAGAATAAATATTTTCTACTGGTTCATCTTCTAATCTATTACCTATATTATCGGGCATGTTACCAGACTCTATAGATGGATTAGGATTATTAACATCTAAAAAAGCATCTTCTTTATCGCCTTCTGGTAATTTAGTTTCTGCAATACCTATAGGAAATTTACCTGTACCAAAAATAACATCTACTAATTGTCCAAAAGCAGCTAATACTTTTGTTTTAGTTATCTTAACAAATACTCTAGACTTTTCAGATTCTCTAAACTTTACACTTTTACCATAAAGTCCACGATAATTTTCATAAGCTTTTAGCCATCTATTTTCATCTGACCTTCTAGAATCTTCTGCTTTAGCAAATCTATCTGTAATAGTACCAACTAAATTCATACGTTGGTCTTCTTCTAGATTTAAAGTTTTACCAGCTTCACCCTCGACATCTTCGTAAATGTTATCGGCTGTTAAAAATGTATTATCGTTATCTGCCATTAATATCCAAATGTATCATCTGAAGGTACATATCCAGATGTTTTTATTCTTAACATCCTTTCGTAAGGATGGTCTAATTTAGGTCTACCCATAATCATATAACGCAAAGCATCATAAGCATGGTCAGCCGAGTGAGTATCTACATCTTCTGGATTAGAACTCGCTAATGGTAGACTTTGTAATTCTTTTATAAGATTAACACAACTACTTGTTATTTGCAACCTTGGTCTACCTGTTTCTTTATTTTGTCGCAAATGTTCGTGTATTTGTATTTTACCTGCTATCCTATTTTTATCAGCTCTTCTGAGTTTATGTCCTTTCTTAATTAGTATTTCACCAATCGTAGGACCTGTATATCCTGTTCTTGACCATGCTGAAGTATCTAAAACTCCAGTAACAGATTTAAGTTCGTTCATTTCTAAATCCGTTATTCTATCACCTAACGCTTCACCAGTAAGACCTTTCTGATATAGTTCTCGATAAACTATAATAGTTTTATCTTCTGGGTCTACTGCTGCCCAAAGACAACAGCTTTCCGAAGCGTAGCCATAGTCAATACCCTTTGTTCTTTCCCACCATGTAGGAATATCGAAAGGAGGTATAACATGGATGTTAGGGTCAAACTCAGCAAAGGCTGCACCTTCACTAATATCCCAATTACCTTCCAGTAGTTGCTTTCGCTGTACTGCTGGTAAGGATTGTAACATCCTTTCATACTCGCCATCTTCCGCAAGAAAAGGATTATCCTGTAATCTTGCTGGAATAAACTTTCTAGTTAAACCATCATGACCAACAAATGTTTTATTATAGTCTGAAGGTTCAACGTACCTTTTTTTAACCCAATGTGCACCTACTCCTCCGGGGTTAGCCGTACAACGTAAAAACGTTGGTAGTGCTGGGTCGGTTGTTCTTAACCTAGATGCTAGATAGTTCCAACCAAACTCTGTTGGTAAATGTGTTATTTCATCAAAACCAATCCAACTATAGGCTTGTCCTTGATAACGATACACATCTGCATCTCGTTCCAAAAATCCAAATTCTATTTTAGCTCCAGAAGGAAAGCTCCATAGCTTTTCTACTTCTTTGAACTTAGCTCCGGGAAAAGCTTTTGGGTACAATTCCCTGGATTTATCTATAAGTTCTCTAAGCTCTGGCATTGACCTTCTTAGTATTAAAGCTCTATGAGCTGTAATATGACAATACCTTAGTGGGTCAATAAGCATTGCAAAACTTTTCCCACCACCTGCTGCACCACCGTATAATACGTCTTTTTCTGCTGCAGCCAAAAAATCTGTCTGCGGTCCATCATTCGGCATAAATGCCACATGAGAACCAGTAGTATCTAAATGTTCTTGTAATTCATCTGGAAGAACTTTTGTTTCTTCTTTAGTTAGAACATTAGAAGTTAAAGCTTTAGTTTCTGCTTCTACTTCTTTTTTAACTTTTGCTAAACTTCTAGTTAGCTTTTTTACTTTACTACTTTTACTATCTAATTTCTTTTTAGCTCTTAAAGCTAATTGAACATCAGATAATTCTGAATTCTTAGGTCTACCACCTTTCTTACGAGGTGTACCTTCTTTATTAAGTATATAGCTCCCATCAGGGTTTGTCAAGTACTTTTCAGGATTTTTTTCCCAATCTTCCATACTTCCTATCTACATATTTTTTTAAGCCCATACGAGAAAGTTTTTTACCTGTCTCAGCTTCTAACCAATCAACCCCAATACCTAAACTAATTTCACCATGAAATACAGCTTCAGATACTTCTTTAAGTACTGATAAATGTTCTGGAATAGGTTTTAAATAACCTTCAACCATAGCATCTACCTCATACCCAAAAGGTATGGTTGAGGATTTCTTGCGTATATAGCCTTCAGGTAGTATATCCATTACAATTATTTATCAAAATAGGTTTTAAGATTTTCCCAGTAGTCTTCTAAACTTTCTTTAAATTCTTCAAACTTCTGTGGGTTTTTAATTCTAATAGCTAAAATACCAATAGCTGCTACAACAATACCCATAATTACTATGTCAATATCCATTACTTCTCCGGTTTAGATTTAAAAATTTTATCCCAGTTACTTTCGTACTGTGTTCTTGATACTTCTATAGGTCTTGGTCTAGACCCTTTACCCATACGATTAGGAGTTAACTTCATTGGTTTTTCATTATTACCTAGTTGAGCCATTTTAATCTTCAGTTAGTATGTTGTTTATAAGTTGTATTTCTTTTTCTGTTAGTTTTACCATTTCACCTTATCAGCCCAATATGCTGCTGACATTTTTCCTTTTCTAATGTTCTTAGCATGACGAGCTTTAAAAGATTTACGTTTAGCTTTCATACGTGCAGATTCACCAGCTTTAGGTTTACCTGCAGTTTCAGCTCCTTTTTGTCCAAAACGAATTGTTTTTATTTTATCACCTTCTTTAGCAACAACTATATGTGATTTAGTTTTGTGACCGGGAGTTCTTTTAGGCTTATTATACCCAGATACTCCAGCTTTTTCAAGTCTTGAATCTTTTTTACTCATGACACTTTCCTATATTTTCTAGTTTTCTTAGCAACTCTTTTAGGTTGCTTAGAATGCTGTTTACCTTTTTTAGTATCTTCTCTTTTCTTTTTGGTTGAGGCAGCATATTCTGCGGCACTAAGGTTTTTAATAGCCTTTTCAGGTAAATAGCGTTCACCAGTCTCTGAAGACTTTTTACCTGACTTAGTTCGCCATTTCTGTTTAGTCCAGCTTCTAAGACTTCTTTGTGACTTTTTTAGTGCCATGTTTTTTCCTGATTGCTGCTTTGCCTCGTTTAGCTATAGCTGCTTGTTGAGTTTTACCAGATACTTTAGCTCGTTGTTCTAAAACAGTTAATATCTGTATCTTACGAGCAAAAGGTTTTTTAATTCTTTTTACTTTAGCTACTGTTGCCCTTGCATCTGCTGGAGTAGCAAACTTAATACTAACGGTATCTTTAGGATTCTCGTCAGTATATAAACGTCTGCCAGAGCCTTTAGGCTTTTTACCTGTACCTACTTTAGGGTCTTTTTTCTTTCTAGCCATGTTGAGGGCGATTAGGATTTATACCCACCACCTTTAGCTTTGTATTGTTTAGCCAACATCTGAGCTTTACGTGCAGACCATTGACCCGGCTTTCCACCTTTGCTACCAGCTTTAATTCTATTAAATAAATTCTTACGCATCGTAGGTTTGGTATAGTTACCAGCTCTATTTACGGTACTTTTACTTTTTTTCTTTGCTGCCATTAGTGTAACACCCTATCTTTATTCTTCATATCTTCTTCTAAGTAATGCATTAGTCCATTATCAACAAGTAATTCAACAAACTCTCCTACCACTATTAAATTATTTGCTTTAGCTGCTTCTTCAGCTTCTTCTAAGTTTTCAGCAACTATATTAGGTCCAGCATACTTTTTTCCCTTTTCTTCAATCTCGGTCAGAAATATCTTCATAGTCATCCTTTGGTAAATCCAGCGGAGCTTTATCAGGCATGACAAAGATACCACTGTTTAAGTTATGATTAACGTCTAACTTATCTATTTTACTAACACCAACCCTGTCCAGCAGGGTTTGAGCTGCTGATAGTTTATTGTTAGCTTGTACTATAGGTCGATTAGACTCCATAATCTCAACAAGCTTAAAAGCTGCTTTAGGTGCAGAGTTTGCCAAGATTTCCTGAGTTAGTTCAAGTATTTCATTCTTGAGGCTTTTTACCACATGATGATAATGACTACTATACCCTGCTAACTCAGCAGCCTTTTTAGCATCTCCTTGCGTTTCAACTAGGTGTTCCAAAAAAGATTGCTGCTTTTCAGTAAGCTTTCTTTCGCTTTTACTTGTAGTGCTGGGTAATATTGCCATTGTCTTAGTATATACTTCGGAAATAAGTTTGTCAAGTTTATAGTAGGGTCTTGACAAAACTTAATCTGATAGCTATAATAACTTTAGTGCCCCCCCGGGTGCATATAGCTACTACTGGACCACCTAAGTAGTTCTATCCAACATAAAAACAACCCCTCCAAAAACTACCCAACCCGATTAAATTATCCTAGCTTTTTAGAGTGGATGTAAACTACTTACCGGCAAATCTGGTTGACGAAGAGATTGCTAGATTTTGTATGAATATGCTATAGATACATGGGTGGACTGGGGTGGTCTCCTGCCTCCCCCTAGAACTTGGGAGTCCTTCCTAACACTATATAAACTAACGAGTTTTAGAAAAGTGTAACCACCCCATTTTAGTCCTACCAAGTTCCTACTCGCTTATCAATAACTTGGTAGGACTAAAAGAGTCCACCCATGTCTACTTAAATCTTCTCTTTGTCATCCCTAAACAGACAAACTAAACAAGTCCTTATCAAGTTTACAAAGTTTAAGAGATTTGAAGGGCGTTGATGTATGCCTTGAAACCTCTCAGACTTGGTAGAGCTATCAGGACTTGAGTTTCTCTGTCTCCCCTTTCCCCCTCTTTCTTAGCAGTCGTCAGACACTCAAATGGTTGCAGTTGCTACTTGACGACTGCAGTCAAATTAGGTTAGCGATAGCGTAGCCTCATCAGGCAATCAAAGTCTGCGTTAGCAGTTCCTCACTTGCCTTTGAATTAGGGCGGGGTGCAGGGGAGCTTAGTACTTCTAGCAACTTGTTGCTTTAGAAGTCCTTAGCTGGGCTGCCAAAAAAAAGCCCCCTGATTTCTCAGAGGGCTTAGAAGATTTAAGAATTATTCTTCTGCGTGATTCTCCTGAAATTTTGCATATTTATCGGAAATTAATTTTGGTAATTTTCTTTTGCCAAAATCAATGGTTTTATTTTTCTCAATCCAATCATGAGCCATTCGTTGAGAAAAAGTACCTGTTTTCCCTGTGTGTTTGCAAGTTGTACCTTTTGAAACACTAAGGATAGTTGCCCTTAATTGATTAAAATACTTATATTTTGAGGATTTTGGCATTTCCTCAGTCATCAAACCGCAGATGAATAATACAGTATTATATGAAACAGGTTTTAATTTGGCACCCTCAAGCCATTCTTTTGTTGGTTTAAAAGCCATTATTTAACACTCCTAAATAATTGTACAGCATAATTGCCGATAGATTTTTCCATTGAAATTTTTGGGGCTTTAACCAGAAATGGCTTTTGCCCAAATTCTTCAAAATGGATTTTAATTAAGTCTTTTGCTTCTGTTACAGACTCGGCTACAAGGGCAAAAGACTCGCCTTGAATTTGGTCTGAATAGTGAATGTGTATTTCGTACATGCTAATTAGACAAAATTAGTTCGTAATTAGTTCAATAAATTTTGTGTCTATTTTGTAACATCTTTGTGTCATTTGTGTGTCAAACTAAACTAAAGTTATCCACACTTATCCACAAAGTTATCCACAACCTTCCATTGTTAACCTTCATGCCGAGCCTTGTGTGAGGCATCACAGCCTAAGAGTGCTTTAGCACACAAAAGTTTGGTAAAGCTTTTTAAAGCTTTGTTAACCATTGTGCTCGGCACAAGCAAATAAATGCCTTGTTTAGTTTGTCTGTTTTCTACTCACAAAGATGATATATAAATTTACTTATTATTATACTAATAGCGACCCCTCGTGTGCGTAAAGTTGAGGGCAAGAGTAAAAAATGTACATAAATTATAAAAAACATAATAGAATTACTGTACCTTTTGTTAAATCTTTGCAATTATTATGTGAAATCTTTGTGAACTTTATGTGAAATCTTAATAAATTCCAGAACTTTTTAGAAAAATTATAGTCTAATACTTAAATCTTTCAGCCTTATCGCACGTGCGTAAAGTTGAGGGGGCTATTATAGTCTTACACCTCTTGACTTTTTGGGCGAAATCGGGCTAAAGTGTTGGCGACTTTCGGGTCAATCTTTATAAAACAATATAAATTATGGAGTGTTTATGAAACTATCAGCAGAACAAAAAAGGGCTAATAAAAAACTAGCCCAAGATTATAGAAAAAGTTTGGAGTTATCTTTTAAAACTTTCGGTACTATTGAAAAAGCTAAAGAGTATTTAGATAGTTTGGGATTTAGTTTTAAAACGGCTCAAAATTTTAAACATGAGAAGCACATGATATATAACAACAGAAATAAGTTTGCTTTATTGAAAACTGTTTATAAATTTGATAGCCCTAATTCAATGGATATGGGGTATAAATATGAAGTAACCATGTTATAGAGTCCATATTAGTCTTACACCTATTGCGGTTTTTGGCGGTTTGGGGTAATATTTTGGGGCAGTCGGGGAACAAAGAATTAAAAAAAGCATGATACAAATTGCTTGGAAACTAAAAGTATCAATCGTACATAGTGCAAGTATTAATCCGAGAAGCACTTAAAAAAATAAAGGCACTCCCCCTAAAATCCTGAGTATGATTTAAAACTACTCACTTAATAAATCTTAAATGGAGATAAATATGATAGCTAATGTTATTAAAGAACTTAGTAAAGACAAAAGAGTTCCTAGTGGAGAGAGTAAAGACTATGGAGAATTTGCTTATACAGTTAAAGAGTGTGCTAACTTAGATAGTAAAATAGAACTTGTAAGAGTTGATAATTTTGCAATCGCTAGAAATAATTATGGTCATGTTAAATACCTAAATGTTGTGTGGTCTGTTGATGAAGACTATGTAGACTCTGATGATATATCTGAAGCCACAATGTTTGAAATACAAGATTTAATTTATGAAAAACTTTATAAGAAAATGCACTGGGATAATTCTGACCTTAATGTTTTTATTAATTTTGAAAAGCCAGAAAAACTTGAAATCTCAGGAGATTATCTTATTAAAGGTCTTGTTCAAGAGATTTATGATTACCAACCTTAAATAATTTTTAAACTTAAATGGAGATAAAATGAAAGAAAGATATAAAACTAAACAAAATCACAGTGATTATCATGTTGATTTACATACAACTTACAGCTTAGTAGCTATGTATTTAATCGACAAGGGAGTTGCTAGTACAAGGGCAGAAGTAATAGCAAAGACAGTTAAT